TTGGTGAACTGTAAGACTCTGGCACCATACCCAGAGTTAGTCGCGCTCGCCGTGGTGTTGATGTTTTGTGATAGGCCATCCATCGAGGTAGAGACCATCGCGAGACCTGCGCCCGCGATCAGATCACCTGCAACGTCTAGCGCGAGAAGTGAGCTCTTGAGCATGACCGCGCGCGCGATGTCCTGTGGTAGCGTGTCGATGATCCATGTGATGTCTGTGTCTTGCGCTGCGGGCGCGCTCAAGCTCAAGGTGAACTTATCATGGCGCTTTGTGCTCACGCTTGCGCCCGTCGCTTTCACATCATAGCGATCAACAAACTTCTGAGGCGTGCTCACCTCTACTGAGCTCTCGCCCGCGCTGATTGTCGCGGTTCCTGTGTAATATGGGAAGCCCGCGCGATAATCGAGCTCAAAATAGGCAGGGATATAGTATTCGGCGTTTAGGCCACCAAGTCCGAGTATGACAGGCACGCCACCCGCGATCAGGTAGCTTGAGGCGCCCTCTGTCGTCGGGATGATGTGAACCTGACCGGCCATAGGCTCTGTAACTTGCGCCCATTGTGGAGGGAGCTCTGCGCGTGTGGAGCTCTGACCGTACACAATAGAGAGCGCTTCCACATCGATCAAAGGCCGATAGCGCGACCTGAGGGGGTGCCAAGCGGGCGCGGCGTCTGGCTCTTTGTCGTGCCGTTCTGAGAACGTCTGCACGTCGAAAACTAAGCCGAGCTCGTCGCTGACTGCGCGCTCTGCTTGCTCTATCGAGGTGCTGAAGATTGTATCAGGATAAGGGCTACCATCATCAAGAGTTAAATCTACACCTAGAAGGTAGGTGTCTTTGAGGTACTGCGTATTATACCCGCGCTCTGAGATGGTGGCCATTGGGGCTTATCCTTCATCGCTGCTTGTAGCAGCCTTTTTTCGCGTTGTGCGCCTGCGCTTGGGCTTAGGCGCCTCTTCGCTGATCACTTCCCATCCCATAAGGGAAGCTTTGGCCCGCTGAGCTTCGGAGAGATCCCCCTCGATGATCCCCTCTGCGCTGACGGCTACAAGACCGTCAGCCAGAGAGAGTTCTACGTTTTTCAGGCGGGGGTGTCGGATCTTGATAATACTCATCGGGCGGCTCTCCTCTCAAGCGCTCTTAGATGTGAAGGCCAAGAAGCTGAGGATCGGTGATCGCGCTCAAGCCTGAAGATGCGTTCACACCTGCGTTCTTGATCACGAACATCTTGGTAGGCAGCTTAACAGCGGGCGCACCGAACATCATCAGGAGGAACGGGAAGGTCGTAGACACCTGAGCGAGCGGGCGACGAACGAGGCTCAACATCTGATAGTAGCACATGTAATCAGGCGAGAAGTTCAAGAAGAGAATCTCGCTCGCGCCAGGGATATCCTCATTGTTGTCAGTGATCACGGTATCTTGAGCGGTGACCTTCGCCTCTTGGATCAAGAGCGCGCCGTCTGCTGATGTCGCGTCCTTCGCTGAGCGGTAGACACGGAGATACTTGACGTTCGCGTGTGATGCGTGACGGATAGTGAAGGTCACTTGATCACCTGCGGCGACGGTCACTGCGAGAGTATCGACAGGTGCAGAGACACCGTTATCGCCGACAGCGACAACGCGATAGATGTAGTCACCGTTATCCGCTGCGACGAACTTGGAAGCAGCGTTAGCGCCCGCTGCTGCTGCGACCTGAACAGTCGGAGCAGCGAGAGAGCCCTCAAAGACGCTTGATGAACCGAGAGCAGGCGCGATGCGATCATGACGCTCTAAGAATGGCGCGCTCACCACCTGTACAGGGCCATAAGGGCCAGTGATCGAGAGGCTCGCAGCACCAAAGGTCACAGCGCCATTGTTAACTTGGATCTGATCGTGGCGCCCGTGGTGAACGGTCTGCTTGATGAGCTCGCTAAGAACGCGCGGTGTTACCATGATGTGGGTGACCATACCATAGAGAGGCGCAGAATAGAGCGCACCGAGGATCTCAGAGAGATAGACAGCGCTTGGAGCCTTACCACGAAGATCTGCGACGTTGCCTCCGTCTGAGATCTGCTTGATGATGCCGTTGAACGCGTTGCTATCCTTTGACTCATCAGCATGGAAGAGGTTGAGCTCAAGGCGCTGGAGTAGGCTCTCAGTGCCTCGGCGGGTCTCCTCTGCGATTGCGTCAGCGCTAGGGCCTACGATAGAGACCATAGACGCTTGATCAGTGACCTCGCGACGCTCAGCCATGTAGCGGATCTTGGTTGCTACCTTCTCATAGGTGCTACGGTTGAGGATACCGTTGCCGCCCTCGCTGATGAATGGTGAGTGCTGGCCGCCGTGGTTAAGTACGCGATTATACTCAACAACGGTGTTCTGCGCTGCGACCTTAGCGAGCATGGGCCAGAGCTTGAGATCGTTCATGCTACTAGTAGCGATGCTCAAAGTCTGCGCGAGCTGTTGTGGTACGAGAGGTGAGATGTTGCTCGCGGTCTGTGAGCCACCTGCGGGTACGAGTGGCGTCTGATAGCCTACTGTACCTTTTTGAAGTGAGCCCATGAGGGCGGCCATATCTGCGCTTGATGGGATGCCTTGCATACTATTACTCCTTAGATGCCGAATCGGCTCTTGATTGATGATGGATCCGCGCCTGACTCAAGAAGCGCAGCCGCCTCCATCATCTCGCCTGCGCGGTGGGGGTCGCTCACGGTCATTGTCGAGAGCGCCTTGAAGAGCTCGTCGCGTGAGGTGTCTGCTGCGGTGTTCTCAGCAGGGCTCGGAATGTATGAGACGCTCTTAGCCATAGGCTCAGGCTCTACAGCGGTCACGCCTCGGAGGCCCTTGACCTCGGTTTGGAGCGACTTGATCAGCTCAAGCGCGCCTTGGAGCCCCTTACAGAGAGCCTCATTCTGTGCGCGTTGCTCAGTCAAGAGCGCGTCGAGAGCAGGGGCGAGCGCCTCAGCGACGGTCTCTTGACCATCGTTAAACGCCTTACTCATGCGCTCATACTGTGCTTCTTCGGCCTCGCGTTGGGCCTCAGCGACGCCATCGAGAGCAGAGAGCGCCTTTTCAAAGCGCTCGTTATCGTTTTGGTCACGGACGTACTCTGAAGCGCGCTGCGTAGCGACCTCCTCAGAGACTCCCGCGCTCTTCATCATCGTGATGAGGTCTTCAGACTTCATGGATCACTCCTGATAGTTCGGCAGCGGCGCGGGCTAGCGCGCCTCGTTCGACATTGGGGTAAAGGGTAGATAGTTTGCGTATTATAGACGCCAAACGCTCATCATTCAAGGCGTTATAGCTCGCGTTGACTGTGGCGTCTAGCTGTTGAGGGATGAGGCCCGCGATAGATTGCCCGTTCACCTGTGAGGGGGTTTGATAACCTACGGACCCTTTTTGGAGCCAGGCGCTCACGCTCTTAATGAGTTCAAGTGATGTGTCTGGGTTGATCGGGTTGCTCGTGATCGCGCAGTTGATGACCTTCGCTTTTGTGACGATTTTGGGGTTCATCGGGTCGCGTTCGACCACTTGACCCTCGACGCTGAAGCCTAGCGTTCTATGTCCTCCCGCTTTCCTCATCGCCCGCGCGGTCTCGAAGATGTCTCGCGCCTTCGGTTTATCGAGCAAGAGCACGCCCTCAACTTCAGTGTAGCCTTTGCGCTGTGTCACCTTGGTTGGATAGCCTAAAAGGTTAGAGGCGCCTGATTGATGCTCATAGTTGAATACACCCTTACGCAAGAAATAATCGAAATCTAAACCCTTCTGTAAGACGCGCTCGCCTTGAAGATCGACTTCATCTGTCGAGATCACGCCCGCGATCTTTGCGGTGTTAGGGCTCTCTTTGTCTATCTCAGCTTTGATCAGATCTAATCTCATTTGTTGATCGCCTCCAAGCGCCCGCTACGGCTTACTGTTTGCGTCGGGCCTACGGGGATTGTATCACATCTACAGTTTGGATGAACAGGATAAGCGGTGGGTTGCCAATCTGCGCGTGATCTCCCTATGTTCGTACCGTTCTCTATGAGCTGCGCGACTTCAAAGATTCGCGGGCGCTGTGTCTCAGGGTCGATAAATGCGCGCGTACAATATCCACAAGCGCCGCTCA